TAGTTTATATATCAATAGACCCTTACTACATATTTATATAGTAGGAGCTTTGAAAAAATATCTTCTTATATATATACGAGATTTTCGACAAAAAGTTCCAGTTGTTAGCACCATCAATACAAGAGGTCCACGAGGAAACTAATTAAGACTCACTAATCAACCTTATTCATTATAGCACACCTATCCTAGAGCGTCAACGACTAAACGCGAATTGGCTAAAAAGTTGGGCAGAACAACCTAAAACCACTAAGAAATAGGCTACTAACCGATCAAATCCAAAAAATCTAATTGAGCTATTAGTTTGCTGATTAGACATTGCAGACCTTTTATTTTTTTAAGAAAAAGAAACAGCTAGAGGGTTACTCTAGCCGTCTTTATTATAACAGAAAATTATGTCAAGTAAGACTTAACCGATAGCCGCAGTTTGGGGCTTGTGGGTAAAGGTTAACTCTGGAAAGCGCTTATGCACTTCGGCTACAATTCCGTCCCAATCCAGTTTGTAGTGGTGGCGCATAGCTGGCTGGCTGCCGTGTTCGACATACTCATCGGGTAAACCGATACGGTGTAGAGCTAATCCCGCTAATAAACCTTTTTCTTCGTAGAACTCTAAAATACCACTCCCAAAACCACCGTCCAAAGAGCCTTCTTCCACCGTCACGATTCTAGTATGGCGTTTGGCAATTTCCAGAAGCAACTCGTTGTCGTAAGGTTTGGCAAAACGAGCATTAATTACCTCGGCTTGGACACCTTGTTCAGCTAGGTTGTTAGCTGCTTCCAAGGCTGGATATACTTCAGAGCCGTAGGCAATCAAGGCTAGGTCTTTACCTTCGCGTAATACTTCAGCCTTACCAATAGGTAACGACTTGAGATTCTCAAAACTATCCATAGTCACGCCAAAGCCTGCCCCACGCGGGTAGCGCAATGCAATTGGCCCTAAACCGTAGTTAACAGCCGTAAAGAGCATGTGCTGTAACTCGTTTTCGTCTTTAGGAGCCATCAACACAATGTTAGGAATACAGCGTAGGTAGGAAATATCAAACTGGCCCTGATGAGTACGCCCATCGTCACCAACCAACCCGGCCCGGTCCATTGCAAAAATAACAGGCAAATTCTGGATACACACATCATGAATTACTTGGTCGAAGGCGCGCTGCAAGAAAGTGCTGTAGATAGCGGTGACAGGCTTAATACCTTCAGTAGCCAAACCAGCCGCAAAAGTTACCGCATGTTGCTCAGCAATACCCACATCAAAGAAACGGTCTGGGAACTGCTGGGCATATCTGACTAAACCCGTACCTTCACGCATAGCTGCCGTAACCGCCACTACCTTTTTATCGCGTTCGGCAATCTTGCAAAGAGTGCTGGCAAATACATCTTGATATTTAGGGGCTGTAGCTTTAGGTTCAGAGGGGTTGCCCTTAGCGTGCAACGCAATCGGGTCAGCTTCGGAAGGAGCATCACCTTTACCCTTGACTGTAATAGCATGAATAAAGACGGGCAGTTCAGCTTTCTTGGCCAACTCAAAAGTTTCGATTAAGGCCTGAATATCGTGACCATCTACTGGGCCAAGACCCACAAAACCCAATTCTTCCCAAATAGTGCTAGGTATCACTAAATCTTTGACCCCGCGTTTGAAGCGTTTGATCATGTCCAACATTTCGCCACCTAGAGGTAGCTTGCCAAAAGCATTTTCTACTTCATCTTTAGCCCGTAAGTACAATTTATCAGTGCGTACCCGTCCTAAATATTTAGCGAGCGCTCCTACGTTGCGAGAGATACTCATCTCGTTGTCGTTCAACACTACAATAAAAGGCGATTTTAGGCTACCAGCATTATTAAGAGCCTCAAAAGCCATGCCACCTGTTAAAGCCCCATCACCTATAATGGAAACTACGTGAAAATCCTCGCCCTTGATGTCGCGTCCAACCGCCATACCCAACCCTGCTGAAACGGAGGTACTGGCATGACCAGCCCCAAAAGAGTCGTGGACACTTTCGTCACGACACAGAAAGCCACTCAAACCACCAAGCTGACGAATAGTGTTAAAGCGCTCAAAACGCCCTGTCAATAACTTATGAGGATAGGCTTGATGACCTACGTCCCAAACCAATTTATCTTTAGGACTATCAAAAACGTAGTGCAAAGCAATAGTTAACTCAACTGTACCGAGGTTACTGGCAAAGTGACCACCAGTTTGACTAACTGTTTGCGCTAATACATCACGAATCTCGACTGCCAGTTCAGTCAATTCAGACTGAGTTAGTTTTTTAATATCAGAAGGGTCTTTGATTTGTTGTAGCAACCTAGCCATAATGTTTTTAAGCGGTAGGGACTGTCTGCTTTAGCTGACAGAGGAAGCCGCTTCCCCCTTTCTTTCTTTAAATTTATTATCGAAACTGTAAACATAACCGTCATTGCGATGAAGTGTACTCAGATTACCCCAAGCAGTCTCACATGCCGGCTTGTGGCCCTTTTTCACTACAAATCTGCCTGTGGCCCGTACAGTTACCCGTCCTATGTGTACTCCTGTATACTTACCTTTCCCCACCTTTGCCTTTACCACGTCTCCCGTTCTAAACCCAAATTGCACTTTTTGGCGGCTACGATACCGAATCGGAAAACCATATTTGTCTGTGCGGCACATTTGACGGTTGCCGTGTCCACTCGCCTCTATCTGTAACACTTTCATCTTATTTACTTGTTGCAAAATAGCAGGGGTACTCTCTCCCACGCAAGCTGCATCTAGCCAGTGTGTTTTGGCTAAGTGGCGGATTGTTCGGTTGTATTTGGTCAGGCCACCACTCCCTGTTTCTATTGGCAAACCTAATTCCTCTAGCTGGTGATAGAGTTTCCAACGGGTGGCATTGACTGCCCCCGCATCTCTAAGTGGTGCTTTAGCCTGCTTTTCAAGCTGAGGATAGCCAAATTCAACCGCAGTGTGACTTCCCTTCTTTTGGTTGCAACTCTCACAAGCTAGGGTTAGATTACTCACCCGATTACTGCCACCTCTTGTACGAGGGATTAGATGCTCTATCTGCAATGGCATTCCCGTTTTCCCGCAATAAGCACATGTACGTCCCCACTTCTCAAGCAGGTATTGGCGTATCTCATAGCCAACCAGTTCCCCTTGCTGATACTCTACTCCGCTAATCTCAGCATTTTGCATTAGCTGGGTATCAAACTTGACTAGCTCCATACTAATTGCTCCAACTGGACACCAGCGTGCCAAGCGCTTTACCCACGTCACTACATTAGCAATGCGACTTTCTAGTGAGGGTGGCAACCACCCGGCAGGACGGCGGCGATTGAGAAAGCGGGGCTGACGATAGCGGGTTTTGCGATTGCGCCTATTGTGGCGGATAGCACGTCTGTCTAACCAACGCTTGACAATAAGCTGACCTCGATGCTCTAACTCAGCCCCAAACACCACCTCTCCCGTAGCATCGTTGACCACTGCGATATCTGTAGTACGACTGCCGGGGTCTAGCTTCAGGCGTAGCGGTTGGACATTTCTTGGCTCAGCTAGCTCCTGTTTTAAGATCAGAGTGAAGGGAAAGCGTCTGAACACGGCAGCCTTACCTGCTTTCAACAACTTTCTAGCCCAGCCAGGTTCAATAGGGTCAAGGGGTTCTTTATTAGCATTTAGTACAAATACTTTACTCATAATACTGAAATAACTCCAAGAGTCTCGCTCAGGCTTGCACATAGGCGGTAAAGTTAGCCTCGACAAAGTACAAACAGCTTACTAGGCCTACTCCCTTCGCACTTTACCTCAATGCTCATGAAAGTAGGCGACAGAGCTACAAGCTGGCTCAGCACTCGTAGGTGTCTTGACTATCTGTACGTAGGTTATAAAACCTGAGTCTGGTCAACATAGGCTTACCAAACAATTAGCTAGGCTAATTCCTCGATACGCCACCTCGTTTACGGGGCGGTTGTTGACACCAAGGCATGGCTAAGCGCGACACCTCACACTAGGGTAGTCCCATCAGAACTTTCGCTTACAGCACAAGACGTTTGTGTAAGACCCTAATCTTCTGGATTTGAATCTCTTGGCGAAAATCCAGATTATGCTAGAAACCCCAACCGCGTAATATTTATTATCAG